GATAGTTAAAACTATTAATTGCGTTACGAAAGCCGCGCGGTGAAGCGTCACGACAGGTTTTCAGATCCCAGACGCGCTCACCGTCATACCAGTCGAGTCGACACTTGAAAGGATGCCCATGGAGCTCAAAGACGAGCGTCAGCTCAGTCAGATCATCTTTAGCTGGCACATACTCTTGCACGACTGCACGCCTCTCCATACAGACGTCATACAGGTCCCGGCTGATCGCTGTGCGCTCACCCACAGTTTCCATGAAGTTGGCATAGTCTTCTTTGCCGACTTTGGTTCTGCGATCAATATTCGGTTGGATCACAAACTCTTTGTCAAAGTTGTGGTGTTCTAAAAATACAGTATGTTGGACGCGGCCTTCCAGTAGAGCTGGCGTTTGCGTCATCTCTTTTTGATGCTTCCAGCGATACGGGCATTTGATGACCGCAGTCAGATCGTGAGATCTAAACGCTGGGATCTGTGCATACTCTTCGTACGGTATATCTTCGTATATACCTGGTTTCATATCTTCAAACATAATGTCCTCGGTAATGTGGCAGGCAACTAACTCATGTTGGAGTCATGTGAGTAGGAGGGTTGTTGCCTGCCTACAAACTAAAACGGAATATTATCCTCAGTTAGTCCGCCTTTGCTATCGTCGCTATCAAAGTCGTCACTGTTCATTTCCGCCGCAGCTTGATCGGTTAAATTAGATAAATCATCAGCCATCGTGGTATCGGTTGATTGTCCAGCAGCTGCGATAAATTCATAACTGCTTGAGATATCTTCCTGTTGCCATGGTGGCAGAGTTTCAAATATGTCAGCCATGGCTTGGCCGTCCGGTGTTTTGTTGCCCTTAACAAAATCACAATATATATCAAGATCAAACGACTCTTGGTTGTTATGAGTTTGCACTTGTTGGATGCCGCCATCTGGTCTTTGTAAACTTAAGATCTTGGGATTACCACCCGGACTGGTATCGGTTTGGGCAGTATGGCCAACTTCAATTCTTGCTGTGCAACCCAATAGGTTGGTGATATCAAAACCTTTGAGTTCTTCCTCAGTAAAACTTTTACCACGCCAGCTTTGTAGATCTTTGCGCAACGCAGCCATTTCAAACAACGATGCTGTATAAGTTTTTGAGACTGCAAATGGTCTGCCGTCATCCATTAAGGTTTTGTTCTCAGCTGGATCTAATGCTTCTGCTACTTCAAAAGTTATTTGCACTCTGGTTTTCTTACTTTTTGTGCCTTGGTATTCTTGATCCGTGGTACCAAGATCGACAATTCTAAAACAGGTTCCTAAGTAAATGCCTTGTTGTAATTTTGGTAGAGCTTCGCCACCACCTTCGCCACTAATTGTTAAGCTCATGTATATTCCTCCATAATGTGTTTGCAAATTATAATAAACTTGGGTAATATTCTATACACTTTTATAAAAGAAGTAAACACAAAAAATAAGCGATGGATTGATGTCATTAAAAATTAAAGGACCTAACAAAAATTTCAACAAACCTTTTACTAAGGATTACACCTCTCAATTTAGAGATTTCTTAGCCGAGCATGGCTATGAACCCGATCCCAATAAGGGATTGATTACCGATGGCTCTATAGGTCGAGCCTACATCAATATCGGCAATCAGCGTAAGCTCGTGGGTTGGTATCAGGCTTGGCTCGATCAGTCATCCCCCTACGGTAGACTAGGCGATTATCGAGTCAGCACGGATCAACCCACAGCTACTTGGAAACCAGAAAATAGTAAAAGGTATCGCATGACCAAAGAGCAGAAGGCGGAGATCGAGGAGCTACGACGCCAGGCAGAGGTCAAGACAGCAGAAAAATATACACAGGCCGCACAGCGCGCACAGTCCATTTGGGATCGAGCTGAGGATTGTGTGAAACATGAGTACCTGGAGAACAAACAAGTGCTATCGTATGGCTTGAAAAAGGACACGCACAATAATTTAGTAATTCCAATGAAGGATGGCCAGGGCACTATCGTTGGTCTTCAGTTTATCGCCGCCGATGGCTCTAAGCGTTTTCTCACTGGTTCTAAAAAAAGCGGTAGCTTTTTTCTTCTCGGCAGAGAGATCTTTAATAGTTCAGATACGCTCAATTATGCCGAAGGCTATGCGACCGCAGCGTCGATTTATGCAGATAGGTCACAACCTGTAGTGGTGGCTTTTGATGCTTTCAATCTTAGTCCGGTAGCTGAGGTTATGTATAAATACTTTCCCAATCACAAGCATGTCTTTGTTGCCGATAACGATGATAGTAAAACGGGTGAGAAGGAAGCAAAGAAAGCGGCAGCTTATATCAAAAAAGTCGGTGGTTATGCCGAGATCCAAATGCCTGAGAGTAAAGGCGACTATAATGACCATAAGAACGAAGTTGCTGTCGTCGAAGGCGAAGTGGTCATGCAGAGTGTCGATGTCCCGGTGGAGTTTGACTTTGTCAGATCTGCAAGCGGACGCTTCTTGAACACCAAAGACAATATCGGTGGGGTGTTGCTGACGCACGGTGTTGATGTGCGCTACAACGTGATTAAGAAAAAGATGGAGATAGATATACCGAACATGACTTTTATTGCTGACATGCATGAGGAGGCTAGCTTGATAGAGATTGAAAATCGGTGCATTAATATGGGCATACCACATACCAAAGTGCGGGACTATTTAAAGGTGTTAGCACGCGAATACAACCCGGTGAAAGAATGGATAGAGAGCGAGCCGTGGGATGGAGTCGATAGACTGCCAGACTTTTTGGACTCGTTGACAACGGAGGAGTCGGCGCAGTTACGCGATATGTTGCTGAAAAAATGGCTCATATCTTGCGTAGCTGCTGCCTTTGAGAAGAATGGCGTTGAGCTTGAAGGGATCCTCGTGTTGCAGGGCGCTCAAGGACTCGGGAAAACCTTATGGTTTAAGCGACTATGTGATTACAATAAAGGTTGGCTGTTAGAGGGTGCAACGCTGAATCCGTCGGATAAAGACAGCGTCAAGCGGGCGGTTAGCCATTGGATTGTCGAGTTAGGCGAGATCGAGTCGACGTTTAAGAAGTCGGACATTGATCAGCTAAAAGCGTTTGTGACGGCGAAGACGGATGAGCTGAGGTTGCCGTATGACCGGGCGTTTACGACTTATCAGCGCAGGACGGCGTTTTATGCATCAGTCAATGCACGCGAGTTTTTGACGGATACGTCGGGGAATCGAAGATTTTGGGTGCTGGCAGTGCGCGATATCAATGTCAATCATGGCGTCAACATGCAACAGCTGTGGGCGCAGGTTAAAGAGACGATGTATGTGCCTGGACAGAAGAATTGGTTTCTCTCACCCGATGAGCGTGAGCTCTTGCAGAACAGCAATGAGCAATATCGTACGCAGTCGAGTGTAGAGGATCTGATCTTGGAGCATGTGGACTTTGAGAGTCAGGATACTAAGCCGGTACAAATGACGAAACTGTTGCGTGATCTTGGCATCAAGGCGCCAAGGATGCCTGACTTCAAAGAAGCAAGTCGGGTGTTACACGATAGAGGCATCGAGCCGCGCCGATCAAACGGCAAGAAGATCTTTGATCTGGATTACAGCGTAGCTGGAGATGACGAAAATTATGGCTCATACGCGGATAAATTTTGATGATTGAGGTGCTAAAAGAGATAATTGAGGTGGCAGCTGTTACCTTTTTTTCAGTGCTCGTGGCCTCGATTGTGGTCACGGGGATCGCCGCGATTATCACGGATCGCTTCTTTCGATGAGATTTCAAGGGGAAAAAGGGTATAGCACAGGGTATAGTAAAAGTAGCTGTACCCTGTCGCAATCCCTTGCTATGACTACGTTTCCTATATATAAGGGTATAGTGTATATATATACTATAATAAGGTTAAGTATAAGAATACATTCTTACGCGTTACATAATATATATAATAGAAGTGCTATACACTCTACACTGTACACTGATGAGTAAGGGTTCTAAAAGACGTCCCGGCAAACAGACGGTTTATAATCGGGAGTGGGAGAGAATATTTAAGAAGAAGGATAAACATGCCAAGACCAAAAAAGCCAACCAGTAAAAAATCACAAGCGCCGATTCAGTTTGATAAGGATAATGAATATAGCTTGACTGAAATGCAGGCCAGCTTTGTGTGGCATTACACCGAAGGTGCGTGCGGTATGACCGAGGCTGCCAGAAAAGCTGGTTATGAATTTCCGAGCGCAAGCGCGAACAAGCTGTTGAATGGGAAGGACTATCCGAACGTGGTGAAAGCTATCCGGATCAAACAAGATGAGCTAGCAGAGAAGTATGCGATCACGCCACAGAAGACAGGCACGATGTTGTGGAAGGTGATGGAAAGCGCATACGAGAAAGGACAATACAATGCAGCCGTGTCAGCGATCAAAGAGCTGAATCAGCTCGCTGGTTTGTCTATCAATAGATCTCAGAATATCAACATTAACGCCAACCTGGAGAAGATGAGCCGGGAGCAAATCAAGGAAAGATTGGGACAATTACTCGGCGCAAATACAGACGACTATTCGCACAAAGATAAGTAGGTGTATAACTGCGTAATCGCCGTCGCCTTTTTTTTACGCCAAAATCTCAGAAAAAAAGCAAGATCCTCTGAAAACCTTATGTAGCAAAGCTTTCAGCCTGTTGCAAACATGTATTCTTTTATGCAAATAAGTGCAAATTGTGAGCACAACAGTAACAGGAGTCCCTTGGAACCGCTTTTTTACAAGGAAAAAGACATATTAGGGACCCCTACACCCCAATATTGGCCAGCGCGTTTGCAGTTGTAGTTATAACTAGGTTTGACACACTGAATCACATGAAAAAATGAATCCTACCCCTCAACTTTACTAGCCAACAATTCGTAAGCTACAATCATTACATGGAAACCGACGGCATCAACGCATTGAATCCTGCTCCAGATGTAGGCGGTATTTTGCCACTACAAATAAATCGACCCGGACCAGTCATCGACTACCTCACTAGACCGATGGTTCCATCGCCAAAGTCCAGGCGTCGCGACACCCTCAAAGGCATAGCTCAGTTTATACCGTTTCTCAGTGGTGAATTAGCTAAAGCCGAAGGCGATAAACTTGGCGTGGCTTTATCCGGACTAGATTTTCTAGGCGCAGCTGGCGCACCAGCGAAAGCTGTTGCTCAAAAAGGCATTTTATCTCTTAACAAGGTATATCATGGATCACCTAATAAAAACCTAACAGAGGCATCGATAGCAAAAAGCAAACAATCAGAAAACTTTATGCCACATGTATCTGCTACTGACAGTCCTTTGTTAGCAAAATCATTTACCAAGGGAGAACTAGGCAATTTACCAGAAGGCAAAATTTATGAATCGACGGGAAATTTCAAAATAATTGATTACACAACAGATGAAGGTAGAAAAATATGGGATTCACTCGGTAAAACTGATTACGATAGATCTATAAATGCAAAAAAAGCTGGTTTTGATGGCAGAAAAATAAATAACTATGAGGAACTAAAAATAAAATCTTTTTATCCCGACATTGATTACAAAGACGTAAAAGATGCATCTGAAATACAATTTTTTAAAGATCTGCCATTACAGCCATCCAGCAAAGGCATAGAAGCCATACCCGACCAAGCCACCAAAAATTTTTCCGATGCCATGAAATCTAAAAACCTAATGTTTGTTCACAACACCTCCGAGGAAGCAATCCGCAGCTTTGATGCTATGGGTGGTTTACCTTCACCCAGTCTAGCGGTAACCGAAAGCGAGATCCCGCTCAAAGGTTTTGGTAAAATCCAACTAATTGGCAAGCCAGAAAAGTTTGATCCAGCCATAGATCCTCGCAACAAAGTATATTCAGCTGACGCCTACACTCCTAGAGCTCCGAAAAAGATACGTTTAGCAAAAAAAGGAGCTGCCGAACAGCTTGTAAAAGATTATAAA